TCGAATAGTTCTCACTGACAATCGTCTCAGTGACCTTGCTGGTTGTTTCTGTGTGCGAAGTCATCGTCCCGCTTGCGAAGTTTGGAACGACCGGCACGGCATGAGCTGCTGGAGCGGATAACAACAGCAGCGCTAACCAACGCATCATTCGATCTCTAGGCTCAGGACCACTTGTCCTGTTGCGGTTGTCCCAGCTCCACCAGCCGTAATCGTCATTGCGCCATCACTTGCAATCGTGCCAGCAAGGCTTCCAGCCACACCGCCTGAAGTTGTGGTGGTGTTGCCGAGCATAGGAAGTGAAGTCACTACCCCGCTGCTCACGGAAGTGTTACTCGGTGTCGCATCGCCCTCGATGTAGGACTCGCTGTAGCTGAAGGCGTCTCCTGCTGTTGTGATGCTGTAGGCACCTGGCGTATAACCCACAGCAGAGCCAGCAGTGAGAGTCCCGAGGACAGG